TTCCAAGTCAACGTTCAACCCAACGCTTCGAACAAAGGAATGTTAGACCTTGCACCTATCTTTCGTGAAAAATTACAACACGACGAAGGAGCAAGTAATGAAGGAATGAATGTTGAATACGATAGCGTTGCAAATATCTCTTGCACAATAAAAGAGGGTTGGCTCGTTGACGGAGTATTCACGGTTAGCGGTTCGGGTATGGCTGACATTGACGACGTATTTGCTTTCCTTGCTGAATACCAAGTTGCAGACGGCTACAAACCAAATCCAAACGACAGATATGCTTTGTACAATACATCAAAATACTTGTTAAGCGAACGCACTAACGAAACGCATAAATGGATTGAAGCACCAGCGCGTGGTTTGTCAAACGATTGGGTTTATATACCAACGCGATTAGCTGACTTCGGACAGTTGTATTCGATAAGTAACAACGGCCTTTTGGTGGACAACGAGGCAACAGATTTATTCGTGTCAACATACGACAACAGCAATACGTTAATTGACCAAGTCAATTTTACTTTGTTTACAACTACTAATTCAGTTTCTCGTTTGGGTGCTTATCCTGCTAACTTAATTATTGAAGGCTTAGATTTTACCAATGTCAAATACTACACAATACAAGCAGGTACACCGATTACACTACCTATTTACACACCTTATTCACGCGTGTATTGTTTTTACATTGTCGCTGACGATTGTCGTTTTGACAACGTGCGTTTGGGTTGGACAAATACTTGCGGTGGGACTGATTACTTTAACTTCACGAAGAAGTCGGAGTTGTCGTTCAACTACGATCGTAAGCAATATCAAAAAGTAGTCGGTAGTTACAACACGGCATCGTTTACTTTCAACACTTCGGACAGAGGCGCAACCGACCGATATGTAACAACAACGAAAGGACTGCAAATAAATAGCGACTGGGTAAGCGTTGGTGAGTTCAACTTACTTCAAACGCTTTGCCGTTCCAACGACGTGTTCATAATCAACGACGACGGCACAATGACACCTGTCTTGGTCGACACTCAGAACTTTGTTATCAAGGACGAAAGATATTCGAAGCTATACAACGTTACTTTGAATCTTAAATACTCACAACCTGTTGGCTTATGATGAACCAAGTAATTCTAACGCTAACGGACAACGACGGCAACAGCGCAATTCTCGACCTTTATGAGAACGAGAAGATGCACCTCAATTATAAGTTCACCGACATCACCGACTTCGCTTCTGTGGGTAACTACTCGCAGGAGTTTCGCGTTCCTGCAAGTGCGACGAATGTAGACTTCTTCGGTGCAATCTTCAACGTAAATTTCGACGGTTGGTTTGACTTTCGAAAGAAGGTCGAAGCGGTGCTAACGGTGAACACCATACCAATTGCAAGCGGTCACATTCAGGTCAAGAAATTGTACTGGCAGAGCGGTAAGTTGTTTGAATTTGAAGTTGTGTTTTTTGGTGAAGTACCAAACCTCGCACGACTACTAAACGAAAAGAAACTTAAAGACATTGAGAACATCGTCGCGGGTGACTTGGACTACGATCTACTTCACGCGAACGTCGAAACACCACCTAACGCACACACGATTCTAACGCTATGCGACAAGTGGAATCTAACAGCAAGTAATCCAGAAGGACAACCTGTTTATTCAAACACCGTTCCTATCTCATTGCTTTACAAACCACTTTACGTCGGACATATGACACCTGCGGTGAAGGCGCAATACTTGTTCGACGAGATAATGAACGACGCAGGCTTGCAGTATTCGAGTGATTATTTAGGCGACATACTCGAAAACGTGTACGTTCCATTCGTGAACGGGCAATACTTGAACGCGAACAACGGACTAAACGACATCGCGTCAAACGTTGGTCTTGCGACTACAATAACTAACGTGCCATTTACTCCGTATGGTTCGGGTTCTTTGTTTGATTTGTACACAAACTTTACTGAATACGAAGATGCAGGGAACGACTGGAGTAGTGGAATTTATACCGCTCCATTTACAGGAACATTTACGTTTAAGTGTTGGATGAACGGGCAAGCGCGACCTTTGGGAACGGTTGGAGTTGGTACGGTTGAATTTGGTTTCTATCTTGACAGCGGCGCATTTTACAGCGCAATAAGTGTTGGAACAGCGTTTATAAACGACTTGACTTACGACCAAAACATAACGCTTCAATTAACCGCAGGGGAACAAGTAAAGTTTTATTTCACCGCTATTTTATACCAACAATTTGGAGACCTTGAAATTGATTTTACAGGAAATGCAAACGTTGACTATTCAGGAACAGGTGTTGAGTTAGTAAGCGTTGGAACAGCCTTGACAGGTGATACTTGCGTAATGGAGTTCAACGCTCCAGACATGAAGCAAATTGATTTCATGACATCAATTCAAAAGATGTTCAACCTTGTTTTCGTTGCTGACAAGACGCTTCCAAACACACTCCGCATTGAACCAATGGTTGAATATATCGCAAGCGGAAACACGCTCGATTGGTCGCAGAAACTCGACTTGTCGAAAGACATCATGTATTCTCCAACGACAGACTTACAAAAGGCGAAGTTCACTTTTACCTATACTGAAGACGGAGATTATTTCAATTCAATATACAAAGACAACGGGCGCATCTATGGACGCTACGAAGTAACTGAAAGCGATTTTGAAGTAATTAACGAGTTCGCAACAGGTGAAGAAAAAGTTGAGTTAGCATTCGCGTCCACACCTTCCGCACCTGTGGAAAATACAGACGTCGTTGTGCCGAAATTCTTAAACGCAGAAGGTCAATTCGTGCAACCTAAACCGCGCATCCTTTATTACTTCGCAGATTTCTTCGTGAATATGTACGACGAAGTTTCGGACAGCGTAATTCAAACGGCTGTCAAGTGTCTAAACAACTACTCGACGATGAACGCAACGGTTACGGATAACGACCTCAACTTCGCTCCCGAAATACCACCGCACACAATCATTGCGAACCCATACAACAACTTATACAACCGTTGGTGGAGAAACTACTACCGCGAACTATTCGACGGTCAGGCGCGCATCTTAGAGGGAATGTTCGCACTAACGCTAAACGACATATTCACGTTTCAATTCAGCGACAAAATATGGATAATAGATTCGTGGTGGCGCGTAATGGATATTCAAGGCTACGTTGTAGGTGAGCAAGACCTTACCAAAGTAAAACTTATTCGCGTTCTCGACATCGACAACGGCTGCGACATCGTACCTGTGTCTGCCAACCTTGACCAATCGTTAAATTGGGAAACACCGAATGGAGATCCTGCGGTAGTGACGCAAGACTGTTGTGTCCGTTTTGGTTACAATTGGAACAGCGCGAAGAATAATTGTTTCTCACAACCAAACAACGGCACGCGTTCCTTCATCACGCAACAAGTACCTTCGTTAGCACCAACACGATTCGGCGCACCTGTGAGCTTCAATGGTTCAATCACACAACCAGTTAGAACAATTACGACTGACTACGTTGTAACGAATTTCGACCGCATGATTTTCGCAGATACAACGAGCAACGGCATAACGATTTACTTGCCTTCCGCAACAACAACGGCAGGTCGTGAATTGATAATACAACGCGTTGTTTCGGGTGCTAATCCACTAACGGTTCAAGCATACACAGGAGAAACGGTTGAAGGTAGCGGAAGCGTTACGCTAAGCGCAGCAGGTGACACAATAACAATTATAAGTAATGGAAGCGACTTCAAAGGAACATCTACAAAATAAAGCGGGCGCAATGGTCGCCTGTTTAGAGTTCATAAAATTAAACATAAAAAGCGAAAGCAACTACGGACGTATTGCCAACGGCAAGCGGAAGCTACAAATGTGGAAGCACTACGCGTGGAAAACCATTCGTATTTCCGTAAACGTAGCGTTATGGATATTTATAATTTATAAACTACTCTCATAATGGCGAATACAATTGATTTCAACGTAAGCACAAACGCGGTAACCGTCCTCAACCAAACCGCCGACGCGGCTGAAAATACAGCGAAAGGGTTCACGTCTGCGAAGGCGGAACTTCGTGCGCTGAATAATCAGTTGTTGACAATGGACCAGACGAGCGACGCGTTTAAGAAAGCGTCTGCTCGCGCTGCCGAGTTGAAGGACAACATTTCCGACTTGGGTGCAGAGATTAATGCGAACGCAGGTAACGCGTTTGAAGGTCTTTCTAACAACGTTGGATTGTTTGGTTCGCGTCTTATGGACTTAGACCTTAAAGGCGCAGGACAAGCGCTTACTGCAATGGGTGGCGCAGTTGGTCGTATTGATTTTAAGACGCTTAAAGATGAGGTAGGTGGTCTTGTTACAGGATTAGCAAATCTTGGAAAGGCAGTTCTTGCTAACCCATTCTTTTTAGCAGCCGCAGCATTAACGGCAATGATTGTTTACTACAAAGAAATTGGTGATTTAATAAACGGAACGGCTGAAAAAGTTAAAAAACTTGAAGAAGGAAATGTTGTTTTAGACAAGCAAAACCAAATTTTAGACGCTCGTATTAACAAAGAAAAAACGTTATACGGAGAAAGTTCAAAAACGCTTGAATTAGAAAAAGAGAAAGCGCAAAACAACATAGAAGTCGCAGAAAATGAACTTGCCATTGCAAAGACAACTGGCGATATAAATACAATTCGTGAAAAAGAAAATAAGTTAATTGAAACGCGTAATTTTTTAAGTAATATAACTGCTAAAGGTGAAGCAGATAGACTTAAAGGAATTGACAAGGCAAAAATATTAACCATAGAAGGTTATGATGAAGAATTAAAAAAGAAGCAATCAATTGCTGAATTTGAAGATTTAAGACGTCAACAACTTGCTGTAATTGACGAGAAACAAAAAATATTACAATCCAACATTGACAAGGAAAACTTGATAATGTCGGAACAACAATATACAACTGAAAGAGCAAATTTTGTTCAGAAGGATATTGAAACAAAAAAAGTTTTAGTTCAAACTGAAAGACAAAAACAACTTCAATCGGAGTTGAATCAGTTATTAGCAGATAAAGAAATTATTAAAAATGCAAAACTTGCAATTGCTAACGGAACAACTGTTAATGAACTAAAAGCAAAAGAATTAGAATTACAAAGACAATTAGACGAAAAAAATAAAACAGCTGAACAACGTCAAAAAGAAGCGGACGAAGCCGAAATAGCACGTCGTAAGAAATTAAACGACGACATGATGGCTGAAGACGATCGGATGCAACGTATTTCGGCTGAAGATTATTTTGATGCACAAAGAGCATTGTCAGATAAAAAGGTTGCTACCGAAATGCAGATTCACGCAAACCTTACTTCGTTACGCGCCCAACAATCTCAACAAGAAATTGAAGAATTAAGACAAGCAGAAGCAGCAAAAGCACAACTCCGTGTTGATGCATTAAAAACTTCTTTGTCAATTATTGGAGATTTAGCAGCAGCATTTGCAGGAAAGTCTGAAGCGCAACAGAAGAAAGCATTTGCAATACAAAAGGGTGTAAGCATTGCAACGGCTACAATAGATACATATCTTGCCGCACAAGGAGCGTATCGTTCGCAAATGGCTATTAGTACACCAGACGCACCTGTTCGTGCAGCAATAGCAGCAGGAATAGCAATAGCTCAAGGTCTTGCGCGTGTCGCCATTATAAGCAAACAACAATTTCAAGGAACAAGCGGAACAAGTGGTGGTGGTGGCGGTGGAAATGTGCCAAGCGCAGGCGGTGGAACAACTGCTCCTTCACCTGCTAACTTCGACTTTATCAGTCAGCAACCCAACCAACAACCGCCACTTCAAGCGTATGTGTTAGGCGGTCAAGTGAGTAGCAATTTAGAAGCACAACAATTAATTCAAAACCAATCTAGACTAGGAGGATAAAAATATGAAAAAAATTAAAGTAATTGAATACGGAATCGACGACGCTGGTTTGCTCGGCGTTTTTTGTATAAGTATGGTAGAACAACCCGCAATAGGTGTGGACTTCGTTGTACTTTCAGAACAACACTCTGTAAAATTCAAAGAAGATTTCAGAGGTCTTTTGTACGGTGCTTTGCTTATTCCCGACCAACTCATTTACAGACGCGACGACAAGACCGAAGAAGAATACTACGTTAAGTATTCGAAAGACACCATTCGCGCTATTGCTTACAATTACTTGAAGCAAAACATGACCAACAACGCAACGGTTGAACACGCGAAAGTTGTTGAAGGTGTTTCGTTAGTTGAAACGTGGATCATTGAAGGCGAAAACGACAAGTCAAAGAACTTTGGCTTCGACCTTCCAGAAGGTACTTGGTTCGGTTGCATGAAAGTAGAGAACGACGAAGTGAAGCAACAGATTCAAAACAAAGAAGTGTTGGGTTTCTCAATCGAAGGAAACTTTGCTGTAGAGAAAGAAATGTACATGAGTAAGCACGACGAGTTCGCAGCCATTCTTGACGAAATAAACGAACTTCTCAAAGGCGAGTAATGAACATCGAAGCGGGTGGTTTCCTGAAGGTTGAATTATTCAACGACGACGCTAACCTGTTTCTAAACGCACTCACGAAGATAACGAATGAGGGCGGTAAAATGGGGTTCAAAAGTTACGGACTAAGCGAGGACGAAATGAAGACGCTAAACTCGATACTTGATTCTTTAGGATAAAAAAAACGAGGGGTAACTACTCCCCTCGTCAAACCTAAAATCAAAATGTAATCAATGAAAAATCGAATTACGAAACAAATCTACGACATTTTATATCTACTAATCAAACAAACAATTAACAGAATTATGAATTTACGAGAAAAAGTAAACGCACTATTCGCTAAACACAATGTATCACTCACAGCGGAAGAAACCGTTGTTGACGTGAAGCAAATGGTTGAGGCGATTCTTGCAGACGGAACGAGTATCTACTCGGACAGCGACACTTGGGCGCCTGGTGTTCGTGTATTATCAAAAGACGCAGACGGCAACGAGGTTGTTGTAGCGGACGGAGAGTACACAACAGCAGAAGGTGTGATTGTAGTCGTTGCAGACGGTCTACTTGTTGAATTGAAACCAATGGTTGAAGAAGAACCAGAGGTTGAAGTTGAAGAAGAAAAACAATCTACTGAGGTTGTTGTTGACGAATCACTAAACGCAGAGGTTGAAGGACTTCTTTCGTTGGTTGCAAAACTAGAAAGCGAACTTTCAGACGCTAAAAAAGCGAATGAGAATCTTTCTTCTGAAGTAACAAAATTAAGCGCACAGCCTGCCGCTACTTCAATCAAAGAAGTAAAGCAAGCAAAACAAACACCTTCTAAAAGCTACAACAAAATGTCGCCTGAAGAACGTTTCATCTTTCACCTTAAAAAATAAAAAAACAAACAATAAAAAATGGCTACTACAACATCATTAACTACGACCTACGCAGGTCGTGAAGCGGCAGGATATATCCGCGCTGCATTTTTAAGTAACGAGTCTTTGGCTGCGGTTACAATTAAAGAGAACATCGAGTACAAGCAGGTTGTTCGTCGTTTAGTTGACGACGTGACTTTTGCAAACGCTACTTGCGACTTTACAGCAACAGGAACGGTAACACTTTCCGAGCGTATCTTAACACTTGAAAAATTCCAAGTTCACAGACAATTGTGCAAGAATACGTTTTTAATCGATTGGGAATCGCGTTCAGAGCAGAACAACGAACTTCACGCTTCTTTGAGTGATGCTTTAATTGCTAACGTAATGGCGGGTGTTGCAGCACGCAACGAAGTATTGATATGGCAGGGTGTTAACGCTAACGCTGGTGAGTACGCAGGTTTCGAAACTTTGTTCTTGGCTGACGGAAATGTTCTTGATGTATCTTCTCCTGAAGCTATCACTTCTGCAAACGTAATCGAGGAAATGGGACGTTTAGTTCTTACCCTTCCAACACGCGTTCGTCGTGCAACTGAGAAGCCTGTTATCGCGGTTTCTTCAAATGTTGCTGAAGCATACAGAAGCGCAATTCTTGGTCTTGGTGGTGGTTACTACTTGTATCAAGGAGAATCAGTTGTAATGAACTGGCAGGGACAGTACGACGTTATCGAATGTCCTGGTATGTCTGACGACACAATGGCGTTTTACCAAAAGTCTAACCTTTGGTTCGGTACTAACTTACTTGACCAATGGAACACGGTTGCACTTTTGGATATGTACCAATACGACCTTTCTGACAACGTTCGTTTCGCTTGTTCTTTCTTCGCAGGGGTTCAATACGGTTTCGGTGACGAGATTGCATTCTACCAATACACAGCATAATTCAACCATTCTAACCCTTGCATAAACAGAGGTAGCGGCTAAACACCGCTCCTCTTTTGTGCTAATAAAAAACATACAAATATGGCAAATTGCGAGTTAACGACGGGCATCTTACTTGAGTGCAAAGACGGAATCGGTGGTATTAAACAAATTGTTTTAACGCAGTGGTATTCAAACGTGAGTTTTATTTTTGACGGAACAACAGAAGTTGTTGATGAAATCACGGGAATTGACGCTGGTGATTTGTATACTTACGAACTACCTACTCAAACAGGTTCTTTTGAAGAAACAATCAACTTCAATCGTGATGCAGGTACAATTTTTTACACGCAGACCGTGAACGTAATGCTTAACAAATTAACCGCTGCAAAGCGTCTTGAATTGCAAAACGTAGCTACTTCACGCGTGATTGTTTTTGTTGAAGATACAAACGGAAATTGGTGGGCCGTAGGTTATGAGTACGGAGCAGACCTTTCTACTGCAACAGCAGCAACTGGAGCTACACTTGGTGACATGAACGGTTTCACACTCGCGTTCACTCACGAAGCTGCAAAGCGCGCTTACAAATTGGTTGGAGCGCCTTCAACGATTGTCTAATCGAATAAAAACTTTTACACATAGAGGGGCAAAGCGTCCCTCTGTGATGTAATTTTAACGTAAAGGGAAAAGGGGAATGGTATACCTAAACACAAATACAGCGAATCAATACGCGTGGCTTTCGTTAGACGAAGGTCGTGCATATTTCAACGTTGCCTTTACACACTACCTTCTTGTCATGACTTACGAAATGACAGGTGAACAACTCGCGCAAGTGGTCGAAGTAATAAACGAGAACGAACGCGTAACTAAAATAAGACTAACAACAGTTGGTTTGGTCGATGCAGGTCGTTATCATTACGAAGTGTACGGACAAAACAGCAGCAGCAATATAGATCCTACCAACGCTTCCGTCGTTGGTTTGATTGAGAAAAGTTTAATGATACTTCAAGACGGAACTATTTTCTTTGACGTTTTTTCACCGACAATTCCTGTCGATGTAATTTACACAGGCGCATAATATGAGCAACATACAAGCAATAAACCTTTCAGCTTACGAACCAGTTGAAGCAATTGAAAAAGAGAATCGCGCGGGCTGGATTGATTACGGATTTTCAAATTTATTTCCACAGCACCTCATAACACTATACTACAATAGCCCTATTCATAACGCGTTGACGAACTCAATTGCTTACATGATTGAAGGAAAAGGAACAGGAACGATTCTCGACAATGCTTTGCAAGGTATCGCTTTCGACTTAAAATTACAAGGTTCATTTTGTGCCGAGGTTATTTGGTCGTTAGACTTCACTCGCATTGTACAAATTAACCACTTGCCTTTTGAGAACTGTCGCCTTGCATACGACAAAGACGAAGACGATATTACAGGAATTTTCTACTCGAAAGACTGGGCAAATACACGAAGTAAAAAAGGAAAACCCGAATTTATTCCTGCGTTCAATCCTTCAATCGCGCAAGAACAACCGCGACAAGTAATTTATGCTCACGGAATGATGGCAGGTTCTTCGTACTACGCAAAGCCTGACTACTTCGGTGCGTTAAATTACGTTGAGTTGTCTTATCAAATGGGAATGTACCACGTCAACAATATCTTGAACGGTTTATTTCCTTCTTTCATTATTAACTTTTTGAACGGAATACCGCAGAAAGAAGAACGCGAAGCAATACGTCGTGAGTGGGAAACAAGATTGAGCGGTGCAAGCAACGCTGGTAAGTTCTTAATGACCTTCAACGAGGATCCTGCACGCGCTCCGCAAATCGAATCTTTCCCTTTGTCGGATGCTGACAAGCAATATCAATTCTTAAGCGAAGAAACAGCGAAGCAAATCATGGTCGGACACCGCGTTGTGTCACCACTTATTCACGGCATACGCGACACAACAGGCTTCGGTTCGAACAAAGATGAAATGGTTGTTGGGTTGGAGATATTTAACACGCAGGTTATTCGTCCATATCAAAGAATAATTGAAGAAGTCTTTACACCGATTTTAGGCGACGTAAATATACAGATGAACTCAGTATTTGAAGACGGTGTTGCAGTCGATTCTAACGCGCCTATTGACGTAATAGATGTGCCTTCAACAGACGTAACAGAAACACCAACAGGAATAGCCGAAAAGGTGAGCGACGTAACGTACAACGGTGCGCAAATTGCGTCCGCTTTAGAGATTGTCGCAGCGGTTGGTACAGGAACACTAACGCAAGAACAAGCAATTGTTTTCTTGGTTCAGTTCTTAGGTCTTGACGTGGACGTTGCGAAGTCGATGTTTCAAACAGGCGGTGACGCGGTGGCTAAACTGTCCGCTCAAAAAAAAAAAGTTGTAGCGAAGAAGAAAGTTGCGGTTGCTGAAAATAAAATAAGCGCGGAAGATAGCGCGTTGTGGTTGGCTTATCTTAAAGAGAAAGCGGAATACATCGACGAACAAGAATGGGAGTTAATTTCTGACGAAGAAGTAACCAACCCAGAAGGCGAAGAAAACTACCGCACCGAATTTATGAGTGTTCGCGGTTATTCAAACCCTGACGAAGCGAGCAAAGAACTCGACACTGGTCTTTATAAAGTACGTTACTACTACTCAAAGAATTTCACATACAAAGACGGTGAATTGGTAACGCGTGACTTTTGTCAAGACATGGTTGCGTTGTCAAAAGACGGAGCGTTATTCCGTTACGAAGACATTATCAAAATGGGTAAAAACCCAGACGTTAATGGACAGTTCGCACCTTCGGGAAGCAACACATATTCTATTTGGATTTATAAAGGCGGTGTCTATTGTCGACACGCGTGGTTTAGAAAAGTATTTGTACGCAAAAGAGAAAAAGGACGTTTCCTTCCGAACGACGGATTGAACAACGATAGAGTTGTAACAGGCGGTGTTGCAAATGAATTGTTTCCAAAAGGAATAGAAGCGGTTCGTCCGAACGATATGCCGAATAGAGCATCACTAAAAAACTAAAAAAATAAAATGGCACTACAACCCGAAGTTCTACTCATTGACGAAAATTATATCAAAAAATATAGCTGGATAAACGGAAGCGTTGACCCATTATTGATGTACCCTGCTATCTATTTGGCGCAGGACAAGTACGCACAGTTGTATTTAGGAACTGACCTTTACAACCGCATCAAAGAAGATGTCGTGAACGACGACATTACAGGCGCATACGCTACCCTTCTGGACAATTACTTGCGTCGAATGATAATGTGGTGGACTATGTACGAAGTGTTGCCGCATTTGTACGTTAAAACGGATAACGGAAGTTTAGTAATTCGCACAAGCGAAGACACTCAACCTATCTCCCAGACGGACTTACAAAATTACAGAGACCAAGCGCGTCAACAGGCGATGTTTTACACGCAAAGAATGGTTGACTATTTGTGTCAGAACTCAGCAGACTTTCCCGAATACACGACGAACACAACAAATCAAATTTGGTCGCAAACAAATGTTTATCCGTCGAACGCTTTCGAGATTAGCGACGGACGTGACAGACGCCCATACGAATACAGAAGACCAGGACTTGGATGGATTAGATAACTAAAAAATAAAACATGGCTACAAGGGGCAGAAAGAAAGACATGGTAAAACAAAAGATTTACGAAGAAAAGTTTCGTAAGTATTTAGTAAGAAAAGAAAAACAAATAAAGAAGTTGTCGAATGAAAGTTAACGCTGAAGGGTACGCACTAATAAAGAAGTTTGAAGGTTGTCGTTTGAAGGCGTACAAGTGTCCTGCTAACGTGTGGACTATTGGTTTCGGAAACACTTTCTACGAGAACGGAGATAAGGTGAAAGAAGGCGACGTAATAACGCAACAACGTGCGGACGAATTAGCGAAGTTTATCATTGACCAGTTCGCTGTTTCGATTGCTCCGTTCATTTTGAAACCACTCAACGAGAATCAATTTAGCGCGTGTGTTTCGTTAGCGTATAACATCGGAACAAGTGGGTTCAAACGTTCGTCTGTATTCAAGAAATTAAACGTCAACCCTAACGACGCAACAATAGCTGATTCTTTCAAACTTTGGAACAAGGGCGGTGGTAAAGTTCTTGCAGGTTTGGTTCGTCGTCGTGAAGCTGAGATACAACTATATTTTAAGGCATAACGAAAATTATATTTTAACGTGAACACAGAAACTGAAATAGCTTTGATACACGAAGAGCTGCAAAATATGAACAAGAAGATAGATCGTATCTACCACGTTCTTATTGGTGACGACGAAATGAAGATTGAAGGTCTCGTTAGTAAGGTTCAGAAGCACGACAAGTATATTCAAAACCAACGCTTGCAGGTTGCTCGATTGAGTGGTATTGCAACAGCCGCTGGTGTCATTGGTGGGTTAATCGTTCAGTTCATTGTCAAAGTTTTATGAAGGAGTGGTTGGTTTCGATGTTAAGTAATTGCTCGAAGGTTTCAAGTAAGCGTGTTATTGCTATATTTGTTGTCATTAACTTAATCATTTTCAGTTATGTTGCTACTTTTACACAATACGTTTGTCCGATTGCGATGTACGACACACTCGCATTGTTGACAGGTGGAATGTTTGGTGGCACTGTGATTGAAAAGTTTACTAAATCAAAAGCAAATGACAAAGGAACTAACGACAGCACGACAGATAGCAGCGGAGATATGTAGTAAGTTTTCAGAAACACCTTCGCTCACGTTAGCGAAAAAGTTGTTTACTGAATATCCAGAAGTCTATAAAAACACCGAACACGCGAGGTCTTTAATTCGTACAATTCGCGGAAAGAATGGCGAATTAAAAAGAAAAACCACAATAGATAAAAAATTGTTCGAAGAAAAACCACGATCACTCAACCCATTTGCACTTCCGAAGTCTTACGCAAAGAAACGCAGACACGTCGAAGTGAAGGGAACGAAGTTCTTAATTCTTTGCGACTTGCACTTTCCATATCAAGACAACGAAGCAATTGAATGCGCAATAAACGAAGGATTAAAGCAAGGTTGTGATTCAATCATATTAAACGGTGACGCTCTGGATTGTCACATGATTAGCGACTTTGTTAAGGATCCGCGTAAGCGTAAATTCAAAGACGAACTTTATTCTATCCGTCAATTTTTAGCGTCTTTAAGACACACATTTCCAACGGCGAACATTTACTACAAAGAAGGTAATCACGAAGAACGCTACTGGCGTTACATGAGAATCAAAGCGCCTGAGTTGTTCGACATCGACGCGTTCGACTTTCCTTCGTTGACGCATTGCGACAAGCACGATGTTAAATGGATTGACGGAAAGAGCAAACTGAATATCGGTAAACTTTCTATCTTTCACGGACACGAATTTGGAAAGCAATTCCTTCCGTCTGTCAACGTAGCGCGTGGTTTATTTATGAAGACTAAGGTGTCCGCGCTTTGCGGACATCACCACCAGACAGCAGAACACAACGAGCGCGACGCTAACGGCAAGTTCATCACTTGTTGGGGTGTTGGTTGCTTATCTGAATTATCTCCTGACTACAACCCTTATTCGAAGTACAATCACGGGTTCGCAATAGTAGAGAAAGGCACAAATGGAAGTTACAGCGTTAAGAATCACCGCATACACGAAGGAAAAATACTATGAACAGAAATATACTCGCAGCAATACTGTTGTTTATCGGAACATCGATTCTTTGGTTGGTGATTTGTTGGAACATTTGGGGAAAAGTTCATGCAAATAACGTACAAGAAAACGTACAAAAACAAGATAGCGTTATTAATTACAACGCTGGCGAATATGACCGCCTGCTTCAAGAACAAATTGAACTTTACAAACAACTTCGAACGTATGAAGATGCTCAACTTACAGCCAAAACCACCTATCAAAGAACTCGTTCTTCTATTGTTGTTCGAGATACTATTTATAGGGTTGATGTTATCCGTTTGGTGAACTCCTGCGACAGCGTTATTGCGTCCGATTCGCTTGTTATTGACAATCTAAAAGAACAATTAAACATCGAAGAACAAAAGATTGACAACTTGCAAGAAGTGGTCGTTGCTTATGAACAGAAGGAAAACATATTAACCGAACAAATTAACACTTTGAATGCTGATAAAAAGAAATTGGAGAAACAAAAAAAGCGCAGAAACCGCGCCTTAGTTGTTAGTTCAAGTGTCGCTATTTTGTCGACGTTTGTTCTGTCAATTTTACTTTAGATTCTTCAACGAAGAACTTCATTGAGAACTGGATTGCTTCGCTTAGGAAAGTGTTGCGACTGTTCTCACCTCTCTTTTCGTCAATCTCGTTCCACAGGTCTTTGTGTAAATACACGCAGATACCTTTCTTAGTTTTGCTTTCTGGCATCTATTTCTGATTTTATTTTGTTAATCAATTCGTCGTATTGTTTCAAAGTCATAATGCGTTTACCTGTTGTTGGTATTCCCATTCGTGGGTTTTCGGGGTCTTTTCCCCAACCTCTAACGTATAAACAATCTTTGTGTTCATATAGATTTTTCATATCAATTTTCAAAGAAACTAAATGATCGTAAACGGCATCTTCAATTTGACGAAACCTGTCCATTTGCTTAAACGCTTCTTTGCGTTTTGCTTCGTCTTGTTCAGTTAGATACCGCATCTTCTTTGTTTTTAGTCATCATTGAACCAATCATTAACGCTAAGTAGATTTTCTCCTTTGCGTTCAAGTCTTTCCGTTGTGAAAGTTCCAGAAGGATATCTCCAAGAATCTTTCCCTGTTGAAAATAGGTTGCTATTGAATTAACGATTTCGCGCTCACGATCGTATGTCATTTTGAGCGTCTCATAAAGTGGTGTTTGTTTCATAATTTTTTTATTTCATTTATAACTTCTTGCCAATCATCTGAACAATAATTAAGATTGTAAAATTTATTTTCGTCTGCTAAATAATCTACTGCAATTAAAGCGCATTGTCTTGCTTGCTCAAATTGTTTTTCAGTATAAGGAAAGTTTTCGCTAATATAAACTACATATCTATTGTATAATAAAAGTGCTGTTGCTTTTGGTGTTCCTTTTGTAAATTGCATTTTATTATTTATTAAAAGTTTCAAAATAGTATTCATCTATAATTGTAGAAAAAGTCTTCAAATCTCTTTCACATATTTCTTCAAAAGAAAGATTTGATTCGCTCATTTCTTTATTTAAATAAATACCTACTGTTTCCGAATCAATTTCTACATTTCCTTCTTCATCACATATCATTTGAAAAATAGGTGGTACTTTATGAAATATATTCTTTTGATACATTTCTATACTTCCGAAATGATTGATAAGTGCTTGTTGTTTTTCTAAAGTTAATTCGTTCATTTTTATTTTTGATTTTTGGTTTGTTTACAAATGTATGCTAAATTATTTCAACCCACAACATACTGTCCATAACTTGGATTAAGTTCAAAGTACATTCGCATCATGATTGCGTCGGCAACGTCAGGTGAAATACCTTCGCGGTTCTTGATTACGTCCTTCGGTGTGACCATAAGTTTTCCGTCAACGTCTGCGCGGTGTCGTTTAATCATTTCGAGCTCACGGACGATTTGTTCTTTGCGCGTACTGGATAGAATCGTGAGCTTGTTTTCTTCAACGTACTGAGCAAGTTTGTAGTAACATTCGCTCTTTAAGTTTTGGTATTGTGGGTGTTTGGGTTTAGATCCGTTGACAAACCCGCGACATTTTAAGAAGTCAACGACACCACCACCAACTCCGTCTTCGTCACAGACTACGTCTTGCAATAAAATTGAGTGTTGTTGACAGGTTAAACGAACTTTGTTGACGACTTCATCCAACGCTGCACGATTCATTTCAATAACGTCGATAATAGTAAGTCCTTCCCAAACGCAGATAATCGTTCTGTCCTTACCAAAACGCGCTATGTCGGCTGTGATATATTTCTTTCCTTCATTGATTACTTCGTTGCGAAACATTCTCAGTAAGTTCTCCGTTTGAAACAACTTGTCTGAATCGTCGTCGAACTCCCAGTTGCCTTCTAAAAGTCTTTTGCGGTCGTATTCGGGAAGGCGTCTAAGAGATTCAATGTAAGCAACAGGAAGGAACGGATTGTCCTGCGGTAACGCTTGCACAAACGCGCGGTGTGAAGGCAATTCGTTGCGGTTGTTCTTCATGTAGAACTCATTGTACAACCACCCCTTCGCAGGATTGCAGGACAAGAAACCTTTTGGAATTAAACCGAACTCGTTCAACTTGTAACGGCAACGAGAGTGAACAATGCTGACCGCTTTTTCTGTTACTTCGGAACATTCATCTACGAAATAGTCCGTGATTTCAAGCGACCCTAATGAATTATAGTTCACATCTGAGGGATAGGCCTGCAAGTCTTTTAGTACAATTTCGCTTCCGTTGAAAAACTTAATTATGTTCGATTGTCCGTTAAAGGTGTAGTGTTTGTTCGCTATCAATCCAAACTCCTCAGCGGTTTCGAAGAAGGTGTTTAGGGTAGTCTTTTTTAAGTTATCTAACTTTGCACGTCCAATTAACGAACGTGTCCCTGCGTACTTCAAACGACGTTGAATCTGCCACATACAACCAAACTTTGTCTTCCCACCCCCTGCCGCGCCACCATACAACAACTGTTCAACGATACTATCGGTATTCAAATAGTTCAACGCTTCAACTTGACGCGGCAGGTATGTTGGTTTATACGGTTGCATTATTTCACATTTAGATTTTTCACAACTTTAATTTTCGGCTTCGTAAAGTTTTTTAATATGTAAAATTCTGCTTGTTCAATAGTTTCAAAAGACATGTCAACGCACATTCCAGAGAATTTATAAATGTATTCAGTAACCCAACCACACCACTTTTTGCGTTGCACCTTGTATATTTTTTGACCACAATGTTCTTGTGAAACAATTCTTAATTTATTCATTAAAATAGAGATAATTGATTTTCAACCACAGGACAAAGTTCGTCTTGAAGTATTTGAATTATACGGTCGTATTTCTTCGCGTCGTTGTTTTGCCTCACCTGGTGAAGTAGTAATTCAAGACCAGCGTTGAAGGCTTCGCTTTTAGTTTCGTAAACGCAGTATTCAGCGTGGTAAATCAAAGGCTGCGACCAACCTTGATCCTGTCCTTTGAAACTAATTGAATAACTCCACAAACCACTTTCGACAATAGCGGTGTTAACCTGCGCTTCGTAACCCTTACTACATTTGTAAGTTTTCAAGATAGGGTTTTCACACACTCCGTGTTCGTTGAATGTAAATTGGCTCATTGCTTCGACAAATATAATTTATACAACTCACGCATACCTTCGAAGCGAATTGATTCCTTCAACAACATTCTTTTCCTGTCGCTCATGCGCTCAACCATTGATTGAACGAGCTGTTGTTCGAAGTAAATGTTCTTCTTCGCGTTTGCTTTGCATAACCTGTATTCTTCTTCCGTGAAGGTGTCAGCGTTTATCTGTTTGCTTTCTTCGAGCCAACGCATAAGCGACACCGCACGAATCTCAATGACCGTATATTTTCCTTTCTTGAAGTTGTGCAAATCTTCTGCAAACATTCTGCGCCAGCTATCGTCGTTTACCGCCATTTCTTTTTCCTTTAATTGTTTGGTTTGTTCTTCTTTTTGTTCCGCGATTTCACGCTGTATTTGTAGGTTTGCTTTATCGCGGTGTGGTTTGTAAGCCGTCAACACGTCACCAATGAAAGACACGCTTAACGCTCCGTAATGTTCGCACTTCTTGTCAAGTTCATTTGCTGCGTTTAGTTCGAAGGCAAGGTTGAAGTGTTCAAACGTAACCCAACGAAAGTGCTTGCCTATAAACTCATGCAACATTTGCAACAGTTGTGCCTCTGGAAGCGCGATGCCGTACATAGCGCAGACCTTAGAACACAACTTTACGAACGCAGGTAGTTCGTAATCGGCAACGAACGCGCTTTCACGCTCTGCACGATCAACCCTTTGTGTAGTTGTGAGCGTCGTTGTAGATGCGTTGCGCAGCGTCTGAATCGAATTTTCCATTTTTGATTTTAGTGTTTTGGTTTGTAGTTACAAAGGTAGATAAGTCCCACTTACGCACGGCAGCCTTCCAGTCTTTCATTTGATTGCGTCCGACCTTCCAACCGTTCGCTTCGTAGTGTGCATGAAATTTCTCGGTAAATGCAAGCGCGTCTTTGTCGCTTAGTTTCTCGCAAGCGTAGTCGTAGATTTCAACAACGGTTGGTTTCTTAAATGGCGACTTCTTTTCTTTTGCGATTAGCGTTGGTGCGGTTGGAACGGACAAGCGAATTAACAAGTCGTTTATCTTTTGTTCTTGTTCCTTCATTGCTGATTCGAGAATCTCAATTCTCTTTTTGAGTTGTAAAATTAGCATCATGTTTTTGTTTTTATTTAGTCCCACCCTTCACCTTTCGCGTCGTCGTCTGCGTCGTCCCATTCCTGACAATCGAAACACACTTTAATTTCTCCGTCGTCGTCGACGTGTTCGTATGCGGTGTCCCAGTCTTCGAGTTGTTGGTCGCGCAATACTTCGTCAACGCGTTCTCCGAGTTCTTTGCTTTCGCAGGTCGGACAAAAGATTAATTCTGATTTCATTTCTTTAGTTGTTTTTTAAGTTTGATTTCTTTTTGATGTTCTAAATGCTCGACAAATTTAGTATAAAACTTCATTGGTTTAGCATAACCCATATCATTTAAGATGTAACAGATTCTTTCGACGTTGGCTGCGTAGTTCCTGTCGCATTCGATTTGCCAACTAACTTGCTTCACTCCGTGCATGACTGTCGCGTGATCCTTGCCGTAATGCTTCCCGATACTTTCATAACTCTGAAGATAGCAAGGACGTATAAGAAAGAATATCACTTGTCGTGCCGTTACAATCTCACGTCGTCGCGTTGGTGTGTACAATTGTTGTGAAGGTATTCCAAGAACAGAACAAGTAATATCTTCGAGCGCTGACCAAAACATTTCACGTTCATTCTCCAGTTCTTGTTGAATCTTGATTTGTTCCGTCGTCAATCGTTCGTAGCGAGGCGTTAGCATCAACCACAATGTTTCGAAGCGTTCCATGTGACGGAA